AACTTTAAGCCTGCCTATGGTCAATTCTGCATTTCCTGCGTGGTCTCTACTAAACTTTGTATCGATTGCCTTAACAAGTATTTCGTCACTGCTGATAATAGCTCTATGCTTAACAATATATTCTATATCGGTTGTGTCGTCTTGCGTTGCTGTAATTGTCCATCGATAAATAGAATTTCCACTTGCAACAAACACATCGTCTTTTGTTTCTACAATCGCTGTAATGGGAAACGCAAATTTTAATGTAGTTGCAGCATTAAGACCATAGTTATAGGCAACAAAAAAAGACCTATCAGCGGTAGGTCTAATCAAAATCATTCTGTGCCTTCTCATATTTATCATCTCTGGCTCATACATTTTATCAGTAATGAGCTTGTTAAACTTTGCTCCAATATCAGTAGCGGCAATGTTGCCATAGTCCTGTGTGGTAGAAAGTGTTTTCAAGCCTCTAAGCGATAAAAAAACTACTTCGTTTCCTATATTGGTAGCACATATCCCAGCACTAAAATCAGCGGTTAAATCAGTAAAGTTAGCTACGTTGTATACTGCCCAACTGTTAAAGTCAGCGTCACCAACAAACTGATATGCCTTGCCATTACTCTTGAAGATAATCATATCTGTTGCAAGTGGAACTACTTCCATAATATCGCCTGCGTCGTCACTGCCAATATCAAGCCATTTACAAGAGCTATCGTCGTTAGTGTTCTCTTTCCAGGCAAGTTCGCTTGTTGCATCACCAACAGAAGAATATGTAATCCTATCGCTGCCAGTCATAGAAATGGCTAGTCTGCCAAAACGATAAAACAGTCTATCACACAAAGGTGAAGCCGTTATCAACTTTAATTTCTCAGTAGGAGAAAAATCATAAAATTGCAGGTGGTCGCCACTAGCTATAAAAATCTTGTCCTTAAATCTTTCACACTTAGGATGTCTAGGGCCTGCTATTTTATCAAGATATTTCATTTGTGGTTGTCCGCTGCTCATAACAAGCTGCCAACAATCTCTATTTGACAAGAAAGCAAATATTGTATTTGTGTCAAGGTCATAGTGTAGGCCTGTTATTTCGCTTTCCATTTCTGCTATTTTTTCTAAGCCACCCCTACCAACCAATCTTGCACTGTCTCGATCATATATGAAGTTTTGGCACCCTTGCATTTCGTTCTCTGCAATCTGTTCAGGCACCTGCGCTACATTTATACCACCATTGAGAGGATACATATTAACTTTTTGTGCTTGATGTTTGTTGCTTCTTCTCATAATTACGAAATCCTTTTCCACATATAAACTGATAAGTAAGGTTGCATATTGGTGTGTGGCTTGCTATAGCCTGCTGGTTGGACAGTAATGTCATGATAATGGTCAGCATTAAAGTTTACCACTTCACGACCGTCACTCTTGTGCCCGCAACCGCCTGCCCATTTGCCAGACTTCGTAAAACATCCAGTTGTTTGTCCGTCATCCCAACCTACTTGGTTTGCTGCAATGAAAGAACCTCTCAAAGTTGTTCGTTCTACACTTGCTCTATGTGTATGCTTGGGCATATTATCTTCTGTAAGCGTAATAGTTTCTTCGCCACCCTTAGAACCTGCGGGATAGTTTGTACCTTGAGATAATAGCACTCTGCCTTGCTCTAAGGCTTCCCACGCACCACCAAACAGTTTGCTAGGGTTGATCTGATTAGTGCTCATATATATACTGCCCACGGGATATATAAGGTCAATAACGTTTATCCATTCGCCTGCTCCAGTAAGCAGGCAGGCTTGTTGTCCAGCTTGTGCTGGTGGAACAAGTCCACTTTCACCTGCTTTCGTTTGAGTTGCAGCAGACATTTTCTTAAGAACTACCGTTTTCTTACCCTTTGCATTTGTTTTGAAAAGAACGCCGTCAGAAAATGTTATATCTGATAAATAAGAAGCAAGCTCTTTGCCACTTTCATCGTATTTTGCTTTGTCTGCTGAATCGGCGTGGTAAGCATTGGCGATATAAGTCTTGTTATCTGATGTGAATTTATACACTTCGTGCCATGTAGAAAGGTTTACATCTAATTGATAAAGCGTTTTCTTGTCAGTTCTATAACAGAACATTCCTGCAAATATGTTGATTGTTGGAAAAGTATCGCCACTGAAATTGCTTCCGACGCACTCAAAGTTTTTATTTACAACTTCACGACTTCTACTCATATAGTCAGTCGCTTTTATCTCTTTATAGTCTTGCAACAAGAACACACTCCTTTCGGGAAAATATGTCTAACGGTGCTCGTGCTCATTACTGTACGCACCCATAAAAAAAGCTAAGATGAAGAATGTAGCCAACATACCGAATACATATCCAATAATAAAATTAAGCATATCTCGTCTCCTGAAAAAAAAACCTATACTATGAATAGGAGGTCGATAACAATGAAAAAACGATTAAAACTACCCAACGGATACGGCTCAGTATCATATCGTGGCGATAGACGCAGACGGCAACCATACGCAGTCAAGGTTAGTATCAAAGGCAAGCAGGTGCCTATAGGCTACACGGAAACATACGAGGACGGCTTAGCAATGTTAGCTGATTACCATAAAGACCCAACAAAATTTATCACTAGCAACATCACCTTTGCCGAAGTATATCGGCTCATGGCCACCGAAAAATACAAACAGCTTGCTGAAGTTACTGCGAAAAACTATGACTCCGCTTTTAAACATTGTGCTAGCATCCACAATAAAAAATTCTCTGCACTACGCCCTGTTGATTTGCAACGTGTTATTACCGAATCGCACGAAGCTGGCAGAGGAAATGCAAGCCAGCGCAAGATTAGACAAGTGATGCACCATTGCTATAGCTATGCCATAAAGTATGAGATTATCAACGCAGCTGTTTATTATAGCCAATACGTTGATGTTTATAAATACTCAGTACGTGTGCCTAAAAATCCATTTAATACAAGACAATTAAACAGAGTTAAGGCTCTTATAGGCTCGGATGAAAGGCTATCAGATTGGGCTACAACTGTTGTTATGCTGTGTTATGCCGGCACACGTCCATCAGAGTTTTTATCAGTATTAAAAACTGATGTAAAACTCAAACAACGTTATTTTATCGTCCGAGAATCCAAAACAGAAGCAGGACGCAATCGCATTGTACCCATCAGCCGTAAAACCCTACCATATTTTGAGTACTGGATGCAGATGCCAGGGAAAACTCTTATCACTAAGCAAGATGGCAATGCTATGCCTTATCGCACGTATAGGCTCAGATTTAAAGCAGTAATGCAGGCCAGCAGGTGCAAACACACTCCCCACGAGTGCCGTCATACCCTTGCCACATGGCTAGATAATGCAGGAGCAAATGAGCTCAGCATAAAGCGTATTTTAGGCCACGCCGCCAAAGGCGTAACGCAAAAAGTTTATACCCATAAGAGCATTGCACAGCTCCGTAAAGCTATAGATTTAATCTAATTTGTGGTATTAACTGGCGCTTGATTCTCATATCAATAAATAGCAATTCCCCATATCCTACCTGTGTTTTAGGCGGGCTTATGGGGAATTATTTTTCAGTTAATAGAAATACGCCTTACTAACGCCGTAACCATCAAGGTTTTAGCCGTTTCTCATTTTTAACCTAAAACAATTTTTTCTAATTCTTGTTCGCTTTCGCAGGCTTCTACTTTTTCTTTTGCAGTGCGATACGCAACGTGTAAAGCATTACTACGCAAGGCTACAGCGCCAATAACCGCTCTTAAATCATTAGCAGTAACGGTGATGTTAGAATTATCAGCTAAAGTCCATTCAATACTTGCTTTTTCACCTTGCAGGTCAAGAGCGATTATAGCTGCATTGATTCTATCTCTTGCCTTATCGTCATAGTCATAAACGTGTCCATTGTACGCAATAGGCTCAACCTCTTTGCGGTCACGCTCCCATTTCAATTCTTGGATTTTTTGTTGTTTTAGCTCTTCAAAAGTAGGCTTTTCTGGCTCAGGCTCTTTATCCTTAGTATCCTCTTCATACTCCCAGCCTTCGCCGTTCCACTTAATCTTAAATCCCTCTTTGGTAGAGGGTGGCTCTACCTCTGTGCAGTATGCAGGGATTTGCCAATTACCACTGACAGGACTGCGGTCTGTATCGTCTAAAACGACTTTGTGTTCAAAATAACCTTTTTCATCATAACGATAAACATTTTTTGTTTCCATTTTTTATCATCCTTTCTTTTTTCTAGGGCGGAGATACGCCAAATGTACTGAGTGCAGGTCTCCCTAACATTACGGGCGAATTTGCAACTGAGTGCGGACATTGGGCGTGGAGTGACCATCCTAATAGTGCTATTTACTCTGACGGAATAATAAATAACAACGGTGGCTCTCCAGATGGAGCAGGTGATGATTTAATTAAATTTAATGCAAGTCGTTCGAATCCAATTTATGGCAAATCAGACACCGTTCAACCTCCTGCCATAACGTTACTGCCCCAAATAAAATACTGATATTCAGGGCGGGGATAGTACGATAGTGAAAGCAGCTGGATTGCCCAATATAGTTGGTAGTTTTGGTGATTATCATGCAAATCAAACGATTGGAAACGGGCCGTTTAAAATCTTCCAAAATTCCACATTAGATAGAGGTGGTGGTAGTGGCAAGGAAGTATACATGAGTTCGAGTTTCGATGCATCACGTAGTAATAAAATCTATGGTTCCTCAAACACTGTGCAACTGCCGTCCATCGTCCTAATACCTCAGTTGCGGTATTAGAGTAATGCTGGGTGGTTGGACAGTAGAGGATTGTCCGTATATCGTATTATGCTTAGAAGCATCGAAACGAATACGTTCTAGTGCGACGGGTTTTTCTGGGAAAAATGCTAACGTATCCCAAATTTCAGTTGATGTTTCTCTGCTAAAAAGCTTTCCATCAGGATTGCCCACTGTAACAGATGCGTTTATTTTTCTAATATCATAATAGCCTTTTAAATTTGGCAACCCAGCCTCTAACACAGCAGGCATATCCCCGCCCTGGATAAACATACCTACATAGTTGGGCAGCACCATAGTGGTGCTTCCGTTTCCTTGACCAAACTTCCAAGGCTCGTTTGCGGGATTAGTTGTCCACAGATTATTGGCGTTCGCAAAAGCCACAAGACGAGGATAATCAGCACGATTAACGGTTGCGCCATTGGCTTTTACGTAGCCTCTTTTAAGATAAGGTCTAAATACAATATCACCTACGGGAGTATTGTCAAATGCTTCAATAGCTTGTTTTGTTCGCAGTGGTGTCATAACTTTATCGTTAGATGTACCTGCTTCGGCTTCGGCTTGGGTGGAGAACATAGCAGTATTTAACGCGTTTGTGCTGTCAGATAATTTTGCTTTTTTTGCGTTATCGGCGTTTGTAGCGTTATCGGCGTTTGTAGCGAGATCGGAAGAGC